TATGAAAGACCATTCAAGCCCCTTATGGGATGTAATGTTAGAAATACACTTTTTGAAAATTTTGATGGTTGGGCAAAGTATGAACTAACGAAACGAATAAAAGAACAACTTGAAAAATGGGAACCCAGAGCAACAGTTGAAGAAGTCATCATCGAAGAAAATCCAGATTACCACGAACTAAATATAGAGATAGATTTTAGAATAAATCCAATAAGAGGTGCATCAGAAAATGTTACAGTCAAAATACAAGTGGAGAGGGTAAGATAATGGCGTATGTCAAAGGAGCAACCACAGATTCTCCGGTTATTGTTCTTGGAGATTTAGACTTCAATGATCTGAAATCTTCATTGAGGGACTATCTTCAGAATTCTAATGTCTTTACTGATTATGATTTCGAAGGATCTGCACTTGCTACATTATTAGATCTTCTTGCATATAACAGTACTTTCTATTCATACTATGCAAATATGATCGCTAATGAGTCTTTTCTTGATACAGCATTGAGAAGAGATTCTATTGGTTCTTTGGTAAAACCACTTTCTTATGTGCCAACATCACGAAGGGGTGCAAGAGCAGAAATCAAAGTAACCAGTTCTACAGATAAAACTCTAAGATACGGAGATCCTTTCTTTGGTGGTGGATTGAATTGGACTCCAGTACAAACCTATAAGGTCAACGGTACAAGAAGAATAGAAATTATTCAGGGAAATAGAGTAGAGAGTTATCCAAATCCATCTATTGTTGACCACGGAATATCACATCAACGATTCAAAATACCCCATACTGAAATTGACACAACTACGGTGAAAGTTGAAGTCAATGAAGGAAATGGTTGGAATGTTTGGAAAAATGTAAATGATGTTGAGGATAATGTTGCCGGTGTTACCGCTGGTGGTAAAGTATTTTTCTTGACTTCATCATATGATAGTGGATATGAAATTTACTTTGGTGATAATATTGTAGGAAAAGCCCCTGTTCACAATTCAGAAGTAAAATTTGATTATGTAATAAGTGCTGGTGAAGAAGGAAACGGCGTTACATCATTTACTACTGGCGTAAATGGGATAATTGTAGATTCAACTGTTACAGCATCAGTTGGGGGTTCTGATCCAGAAACAGTAGAGTCTATTCGAAAATATGCACCAACATTTTTCCAAACACAAGGAAGAGCCGTAACAAGAAGAGATTACGAGAGTCTGTTGAGGCAGGACAACAAAGGAATTATTGCAAAGGTTTGGGGAGGAGAGGATAACGATCCCCCCCAATATGGACGGGTATTTATTACTGCAATTGGAGATGATGGTTCTTTGTTGACCGATAAACAAAAAGAGGACATTATCACTTTTGCAAGGAACAAGGCTGTTGTTTCTATTTTACCAGAATTTGTTGATCCAAATACTATACAAGTTGTTTTAGATGGACCAGTTTGGTACAATCTAGATGAAACAACAAGTTCTGTTGCAGAATTGGAAGATAAAGTTATTTCCTTTATTGATAATTTCCCTCTAAGTACTTTTGATGAGTTCTTTCACTTTGCCACATTTGCTGGTGATGTTTTACAATTAGATTCAGGAATCGTAAGTGAAAGTCTTATTGTTTATCTACGAAAAGCAGTATCGGCATCTACAAGTTCTCCTGTAGAGAGTTTGAGTATTCGTTTTGGTAATCCGATTGCATATTCTGGTGGAATTCCCGGAGATATTCTTACCAGTAATGAATTTATGGCATTAGTTGATGGAGTAGAAACTTTTGGTTATTTGGAAAATGGTGGTAGCGGAATAATTCGACACAGAGGAACTAACGGGGCATTGATAAATGATAATGCTGGTTCAATCAATATAGATACTGGTTCTGTTCAAATTGATGGTGTTACTTTTGTCAGCAATTTCTATATTCAAGTGTTGCCAAGAGAGAAGAATGTTACTTCTAAGATCGGACTTATTCTAACTCTAATAAATGATTCCGTCGAACTTGTATCGGTGATCTAAGGGTAATTCTATATGACCATATCTGGTGTACTAGGAGCAACAACAAGTGGACCAACTGGTTCGGTATATGATCAAGTATGGGATCATATTACCGGATTAGATTTTGGTAACACATGTGAAACTAACTTCAACTTTTTTGTGAAGGATAGATCTCCTAGTTGGATAATGGAAACTAATCCAAAATTTATCAAATTTATAGAGATGTTTTTTGAGTGGTTGGGGTGTAATAATGATTCTGCTATTTTAGAATATATGAAAGATGTTGATGTTACTCCTGATGCATTTATCAAACTATTCAAAGAAGTTTTTGCTTTCGGATTTCCAGATCAAACTATAAAAACTTGGAGAGGAGATGATCATTCTGTATTTGTTGACACAGATGATCCAGATAACACAAGATCTCAAATACTGGTAGACTTCCTAAATCCTTCTGAATCTAATGTTGATGTTAGAAATTTTCTTCGTTATGTGAAGACTCTTTATCAAATGAAAAGTATTGAAGAAGCATATGATTTCTTCTTTAGAACATTCTATGATGGTTGGGTAAATATCTCTTATCCAAAGACTCGAATGATGAGGTGTTCAGAAGCACCGTTTCGTGGACCATCAGCAGGAACAACTGGCGCACCTTGCCATCATTGGGGTCAGACATATGATGTAGGGGTTCCAACTGGTCCGTGTTGGTGTTGGGATGGGGATCCGTTTTCGCATTGTCGGAATCCGGGTGGAAGAACAGCAGGAACACCAGAAGATGAATGTGATTGTCCAGAGCATTGTGCGCCTGGTAGCCCTTGTGGTGTGTATTATGATGATGAGTTTGGAACTATTAGCGGACTCAGTAAAATACAAGATAGTAGAGTATGGCAAGATTATTCATATTTGATTGATTCAAACATTCCGTGGTCAGTTTACTGGGAATATGTCAAACCATTACTTCATCCTGCTGGTTTGTGGGCTGCTGGTAATTATACAATATGGGATGAATTCCCACAACCCGGAACAACAGGAGAGGTTTTTGAAGTTGAGACTCCAATCATAGGATTCTATACTCCGTACACATTCTCAACAACAGAAAATCTTCGAAGTAATAGTCAAAGTGTGGATCTATATCCTTGTGGGTGGAATCCTTATCCCAGAACAAACAAGGCTGGCGGATATACTGCAACTTCTGGTCATCTTGAAGATAGTATGAATTTATGGCATAGAGAAGAAGATGGATTGACCGCACATGATGAGTGGAACACTCCGTTAGGACTAACTGGATATACTGGTGGAACGGCAGCAGAACATTTGAATGTTACGATGTTCCGAATATTCAATCACCCGAATTCGTGGTCAAATGAAGTTAGTTCTGGAGTACTTTTCAAAAATATACAACTAGGAGAATTTTTGTACTTATCTCCTATAAATACAGTAACCGGATCGCCTAATGATGCTGGTGGTAGCACAGCGGATTGTGGCTTCTAAAAATAGGAAACTAATATGGCAACAAGTGGACTAAACCGAGAAGCATACAGAGCATTTGCAGAAGCATTTACCGATATGTTTGCAGATACTACTTATGCGTTGATTCTTGGCAATAAAGAAAGCAGTAGTTATAGTAAGGATCCTGCTAGTGGTTCTCTTGCTTCTTCTTATAATGCATTTTTTGGTGATGTGGGAGTNNTNTTNCCAGANGTTTGCTAAACCAATGCCAGTAACTAAATGGATTCCTTGGCAAAAGAAAGTATTCATCACATGGGATGCTTATGTCAATCAACAAGATCATGATTTTTATTGCGAAAATAGTAATAAAGTTTACCTTTGTTTGAATAATGGTAATGGAGCAATTTCTGGTGTTCCTCCAACAGGAACATCTCCATATCCCGTCACAACAGAAGATGGTTATGAGTGGCAATATTTGTATTCAATTTCTGGAACTATGAATCAGTATATTCGGAAGTTGGGAGATAAAAAATGGATGCCTGTTCCAAGGAACCTAACTCAAGAAGAATATAATAAACTTGCGTCTACAAATCCAGCCTTTCTCAAAAAAGCAGTTGAGGATAAAAGTTTGCGTGGCGCACTTATT